ACCTATCATACAAGCCACAACTTCCTCTGGAGTGATTGGTTCTTTTAATTTTTTATCTAATAGTATAGTCCATATATCGGCTATACGTTGATGGTTCTTTTTAGCAGGTCCATACTCTTTGGCTCTCTGTCCATTGATTAGTTTCTCTGCTTCATCTAAAAAGTGTTTTCTGTCTTTTGTCATATGTTAAACCTATATTGTGCTGTTGATTCAATGAGATGTAAGGTTTTTTTAGCACGAGTTGCCCCTACATAGAAAGTTCTTATTTCAGAGTCTTGGTCTTGATTATTAATGCAGGCTTTTGTGGAGTCTAGTAAGAGGGCTACATTATCCGCCTCTCCACCCTTTGCTTTGTGAATGGTCGATATCCGAATCCTCGGAGAACCTGTCAAGATCCTCTCGCCTCTCCTCCTCACTGACGTTATATATGCAATCTCTTGCTCCGATATTTTCAAGACTTTCTGCCACGGTGTTTCTTGTGAGGCGTTCAAATTGCATTTCTCTATAATGTCTTCGAGAGTATATGTTTGTTCGGGATCTAGTGAGGACAGAGACTTTCTGCCAGACTTCGTAATAATATTGGGGTTCAATATCTTCGAGAAGTTCTTTAGTTCTGTCGTAGACAAGCTTTGGTTTTTGCATAATTTAAGCCATACCTCTATTCCATTGATAACATTAGGGGAAATAGACCAACCAGTGCCTTCTCTCCAATAGAGATAGCCTTCTTCTTTAAGACGATTACAGACTTTGTTTGTAATGTAATTAGTTCTTGCAAGTACCAACCATTCGCCACTAGTTAAATCTACATCTAGTATATCTCTATGCCATGTTATAGATCCATCTTTTTTTGTGGGTTGCCATTCTTTTGCTTGTCTGGTAGCTACTTTTTTTATAAGATTCTGTGAAAAATTATGCACGGCAGTCGGTACACGGTAGGATTTAGTTAAGAAAAGTTTATCTTCACAAGCATTTAAAAAGTCATTAACATTTACACCCATCCAAGTGTATATAGCTTGATCATCATCTCCAGCATAATATACTCTCTTAGAATTAGGGACTAAAACTTCTTTAACCATTCTCCATTGTAAAGGTGCTAGATCTTGTGCTTCGTCAATTATTAACAAATCAAACTTAGGACTAGTTCCTTGTGCCGTAAACATTTCAATCATATCTACAAAATCAACTTTGTTCTTAGCTATTTTATAATCAGTATAAGCTTTATCTAAAACTTTTAATTGCTGCCAATGTAAAGTGTGATCCCAAGCATCATTAAATTGTTGTTCATTACTTATCTCTCTAACACGAGCCATCTGTATAAGAGACATATACTTATCTCCACCAGCTCCTATTTGAAACAAAGGTCCTTCTTCTATATTAAGAGTTGGTGCACTTCTAAATTCTAAACCTACAAGCTTACCAAGATCATTATAGTCGGAGCCTTTAAATACTCTTTTTATATCTAAACCTAACCAAGTAAAAGCTAACGAATGTAAAGTCCTAAAATAAAGCATTTGTTTTGTATCTAAACCAAGTTCGGCTACGGCTCTATCTCTGGCTTCAGTTGCAGCTTTACGACTGAATGACATGAAAGCTATTTTAGTCGGATCCATGCCATCCTTTATACTTTTCTTAACTATATCTATTAAGGTGGTGGTTTTACCTGTCCCTGGAGGTCCAAATATTGCTGTTTCTTTATTCTGGCTCAATGCACACTCCTTTTGCAGTTATTCTTACTGCTTTTGGAAATAGTCTTCTAGCTTCTTCTAAGAACCTATCTTCCACTATTTTTTTATTTTCTACACATTGTTCTTCTGTTACAAATCTTACAGGTGGTTTATAAAAATTACAGTTAGAAACTCCACCAAAAGCGGGAGCACCTTCAATTAAAACAATACAAAAAGCCATTACTATATAGGTCAAAACGGTACCTCCCCAGACTCTATTTTAATAGTGTCCACATCAACTTCTGATAAAAACTCTGGAATACTCCAAACACGAATTGTTTTTGAATTACCTGTTGAAGTCTTAAATCTTTTTACAACTGAACTATCGCCACTATTTATTTCTTTAAGTCTTTCTTGAACTTGTCCTCTAGTATAAATATCGAACTTCTTCTGTCGCATAAACTCCATTAAAGATTCTAACCTAAAGTAAGTTTTACTTTCCTCTGTCTCAGTGTAAGGTTTACCTAACATCACTTCTTCAAATGTTTGTGCTTGTACTCTACCTGTACAATATGTCTCTAGTAAAGAAACGAATTGACCTTTGTAAGTAAGCTCTTCGGGAACATTTATCTCATTACAGTTTTCTAATAAAGTATTGATTTGTTCTTCCCATAGATTGTCTTTTAACTTGGGAGGCATAAAATTTAATTGCTCCATACATGCTCTTTGAAAGAGTCTAGGAGTTTGTAATTCATCCGTTGTAAGTTCTAATCTTCTCCCACCTATATCCACGAACCATAGTCTTGGCTCCGATAAGATAACAGATAGCCCACTAATAGTAGGCATAGAACCAACACCAATACCATGCTTCATTGTTCTACAAACACTTTGGTTACAATGAGAAGACATAGGCTCTTCTTTACAAAGATACTGATATTCTTTCTTCTCTAATGTGTTTTGGATGGCTACAACTTCTTGAGCCGTTAAAGGAGGTGTAAAGTCTTTAGAGTTATGTTCTTCTAATCTTGACTTCCAATCTTCAGGAAAAGATTTTTGTAAGAAGACACCAAGATGAAAAGCAGCTCGGTTTCTCCCACCTTCAAAAATACCTAATGATAGTAAAGAACGTAAACACGGAACATAATTAGGATATAATTCTACTGGTCCACCAATTGGTATCTTTAGAAAGTCCTTCGGTTCAACTTTGATCTTTTCGATCTCATCAATGAATTCTTGTAATGATGCTTCAACATAAGTTCCTTCTCTTTTGATGATAGCATATCTGAAAGTTTGCTCTGAATCAAAATACGGAAGATTAATGAAGTTACCAACATCCCCCCGCTCGACAAGAACCTGTTCTTGCTTTGGGAATATCTCGCACCTACCGTGCCCAAGTGCAGCAGAAATTTCTGCAGCTTTGTCTCTGAAATCACTGGCATTCATCCACTCCTTAAAAAAGAAAAATATATGTGCACCACCAGATTTACTACGGCACACGATACACGGAACATTAAATTTCTCTAGCTTATCTATTAGTTCATTATGATCTAATGGATAATTATCAATATCTAATGCACCGAATTTACATTTGTTGTCTTCATTGATTGGTATAGCACCGACTCCTTGCTTACCATCAATATGCTTTTGCATTAACTCTAATGTTAAAGGGTTTCTTACTATGTAAGATTTTGCTTTTTGTTTACCAGCCGTTCTCTGAGCAGAAACTTCTGTTTGCCCATGTGCTGATCGAAAACCCTCAAAGGCTTTCATTAATTCTTCTGCTAAATTCACTCTTCACTCCATAAAATAAGAGCCGTGACTTGGAGGAGTAGCCACGGCTCTAGTTAATTAAAACGGTATATTTTCGTCTGATGCCTTAGATGACATTTCATCGGCAGAAGCCGCAGCCATTTTAATCTCCCCTTTTCTAAAACTTTGATACATAGTTCTAGCTTCTAACATCATAGTCTCTAGTTCTTTTGTAATCTCAGTCACACGATCAATCTTATAGTTATACCAACTACCTTGATCGTTACTTTCTGCAATAGTTTTAATAGTCCATGCAGTTCCGTATAAAGGCATAGGTTTACCAGAAGGTAATCTTATACCATTCTTCATTGTGTTCCATCTACGAGACACTTTTAACTGTGTCTTTTTCATATCAAGAACGGCTGGAGAACATAGTTTAGTTTCAGGATCCATCACTTGTATTAAGTGTTGGTGTGTTCTTACTAACTCATTTCCAGATGGCAAAATCTCTGCTGCACCTTCACGAGTCGTAAGACCTATGTCTCTATCATCGGCAGATAGTTCTCTAATAAAACCACCTCCACTTGATCTTAGTGCAAACTCCAAGAACTTCTTCTCGAAGTAACACGGTACAACAAATACCCCATCTTCTGCTTTGTATACTTGTTGCGATACAGTATTAAAGATGTCGCCTTGTTCGGCACCTTGTATATACATACTGTCTTGTTTGTTTAATTGTGGAGATAATGCTTGTAGTATCCTTATAAAAGGTATTTGCATATCATCCGTTGTGAAGTTTTCAAGACCAGCTCCAGCTTCTTCTTCAAGTAATAAAGATAAATCTGATACTGCTACTTCTGTCTTTGCTTTCTGTGCTACTGCTTGGGACATTACTGACCTCCTTTTATTTTTGCACGGTTACCAACATAAATTCCAAACACATCAAAGTCTATCTCCTGATTAGATTCGATTCTGTTCTTCGCCCATGTTCTTAAAGTCATTGGATGGATGTGGGTTTTTTGGGCAGGATCTAGCCCTTGCTTTGATAAATCATCAAGCACGGCCCCCGCTACATTATCTTGACCCATTCCGAAAGAGACAACAACTTCGTTCTTAATTATATCGCCCTCGCCAATAGATCGTATGAAGTTAAATGCTTCATCCTTTCTATCTTCAGGAATACGAGCCGATACAAATTTGTCTATTGAAACTTTGTTGCCGTCTACTGTCAGACTTTGTACACCAAGCTCTTCCATTAGTGAGGGAATATCTTCCTCATCAATGGTTCGCTTTCTGTACTGTAAGTCTTTCAGATACTTCTCGGCTTCCTTGACTTGTTTATCAAGGTCTACCGTTTGTCTTATTAATGAAGAAAGTTTTTTAGTACCTTCTTCTCCAACCTTATCAAATGCTTGAGGGTTGGCAGCTTCTTCTTCGAACAGTGAAAACACATCACTCATACTTCTCTCCTTCTTCGTTAAAGTTTATACCCTTCGGTATTGGAATTAGGTTTTACCCTCTTACTTGTAGTTTGTCAATTTGTTTAGTTATACTTCTTTTAAATAAATATTCTTGTTTAGTTAAAAAAGATATCTGTCCACCTATTGACCTATCGCTCTCTTCCGAGAGTTCTTTTAGCATATTCCAAGTTTTAATTGGTACTGCTACTGATTTCCATTTTTCTGAATCCATCTTATTCTCCTTCCGAGAACCACTCTTTTACTTCAGTTAATTTGAACAAAGGTTCTCTTCCCGAGGACTTTAAAGGCTCAGGGAAATTCCTATCTTTTATCCAAAGTTTTAATGTATCTCTTGACACCCCAATCTCTGAACATATTTTTTTTCTTGAAATTACATTTAGACTAGATTGTATGTTTTCCATTTTATTATACCTCGTCCCAATCAGTTGCACCTAAAGATCCTTGTATTGTTGTCATACATAAAGGATCTTCATGGTACTTATCTTTAGGTGTCCAAGATCTAACTTGGATTTCTAAGTCCCCGTTTGTCCAATCATCGGCTTGATTAATTGAAAGATGAAACCCTTTGTAATCGAATGAAACTTCTTCTCCGTCATCTACAACATTTTTTATTAAAAATGATTTTATATTATTGCTCATTATTGGCTCCCTAAACTTTGTGAATATCAGATCAGTGTTAACAAAACTAAAGGAGAACTTTAATGCACTGATCTGATACCTATTATATATGCCTATCGTTTAATATAATGTCAAATAAATTCTTATTTATTTTTATATTATAATTTTATTTAGTATATCCCTTGATTCTTCTATGCTTTTTCCCAAAGAATATTTCCATGATCTTTGTGTTATTTCTTCATCTCTTCTAAATGTATCGACATGCAGTTTCTTGGTTTTAATTGTTGAAACTTTACTTACAGGTAGAAATTGTATTTTTCTTTCTTCAAGAGCAACAAGTGCTATTATGTCGCAGTCTTCTTTAGTGTAAGATCTTTTCTCCCCTCCTTTACTAATAGAAAAGTTGTAACAGTTTCTATCA